AAACAAAAATCTATACAGAAAGGACGGTTAGTTGACTATGAAAGAAACTAACTACAAAGTTGAAGATCTTGGCAACATTATAAATGTCAAAGATCAGAAAACACACGCAAAGTTTATGTCTTACGTAGGTAATACTGAGAAAGGTAGTAACGTAGACATAAGAACACCTTTTTACAAAGGCGAAAGCAAAGACTATCCACTACGAGACTCAATTCTCAAGAAGTGGATCCCACAGCTTCAGGTATTAAAAGACAAACTGCCTGGACTGTATGAGTACGAGATGGCGATGGCTGAGAAAGTTGGCCCAATGTCATTACAGGCCCCTTTGAATGACAGATGGGACGCCATCCATGAGTACTGGAAGGCTATTCACTCACCTCAAGAGCCAATATCAGAAGAGGCTCTGAAAGCCGTGGTAGATGAATGTAGCTCTATCAAAGGCATTCGAATTCGAGATGTACTCAAAACTATTGAAAATATGGATCTGAGCAAGGCCGCCGGGGCACCATTTCTGGGTAAGAAGCGAGACGTGGAGGACATGACCATCCCCTACACGATTGAGCGCTGGAAAGGCGAGCACTTGCAGAGGTTACATCGCGGAATCTGGTTGGTCGCAGCATTGCTCGGTTGGCGCGGCCAGGAAGGTGGGCCCGAACCGGAAGATGTGAAGCAGAGGGTAATTTGGATGTTTCCATTTGCTTTGTCAATTGAGGAACTTAGATTTTACCAGCCGCTGATCCAGGCATGCCAGAGGATTAACTTCAATCCTGCCTGGGTTTCTAACGATGCGGTGGACATGAGAATGACACAGCTCATGAAAACAAAGGGACGCAAAGATAAGATCATATGTACGGACTTTACAAAGTTCGACCAGCATTTTAACCCTACAATGGCAGAAGGTGTCAAAGATATATACTGGCAGTTAATATCAAAGGGCAACACTCCAACTATTGAGTGGATGACCGATATCTACGACATCAAGTTCAATCTGCCATTATTAGCTGGAACAACGCTGATAACTGGAAGGCATGGTATGGCAAGTGGTTCAGGAGGAACAAACTGTGATGAAACCTTCGGGCATAGGGCACTGCAATACGAAGCAGCAATCGGCGCAGGTCAACGATTAAACAAGAATTCCATGTGTAGCGGCGACGACGGGTGCCTAACCTATCCAGGGGTATCCAAGGAGCAAGTTACTGACAGCTACACAAAGCATGGTCTGGAGATGAATCTGGACAAGCAGGATGAGTCAGAACGAGAAGCCACTTACTTGCGAAGATGGTATGATATTGAATATACCATAGATGGCATCAACCGTGGAGTCTATGCAACTACCAGGGCTATAGGTAGATTGTGTGCACAGGAACGTGAATACGACCCACATGTATGGGGTCCGAAGATGGTCACCCTGCGATATCTCAGCATAATTGAGAATTGCAAGTATCACCCATTATTTGAAGAATTCATTGAATTCTGTATCAGCGGGGATAAGTACCGTTTAGGCGTGGATATCCCAGGTTTCTACGACAATTTGGGTCATATTGTCGCAGAGTCTATGGCCGTGATACCTGACTTTATGTCGTATACGCAGAAATTCCATCTGCAGTCGCAGAGCTCGCTTGAGGCAATGCACGGGATAGAATCTTGGGCGGTAGTAAAGTACATTAAGGCACATTACTCAACGCAGATTAAACACAAGGCTATAATCATGAAGTGATAGCTAAGGCCAGATGGTGCTTTAAACCATTACCCATATG